ACTTATGATCGGGCCAACGGCCTGCCTGGGCCGCACGGTTTTGTTCTGAATCAGTGGCTCCCAAAAGAGCCTGAGCGGCTGCGTTAAAGTCAGCTAGGACACCGTCCATGTCCAGATATAATACGGGTTTTTGTTGTTTGTTCATTTAGATACTTAGTTCCTGATCGTGTAGCCTATCAATAAGTCTGGCCATACCATCAACAACTTGATCATTACGCAGACTTTTATAAACAAGATTGGGAATGCTGAATTCACCTGCGGGTGTTTTTAGCCCCTGTTTACGATAAGCTCGTAGTAATTTTAGCGCCTTTCTGCAGGTCTGTAAATCCCCGGTCATGGTTGCCTGTCGAAGAATTTTTTTCCACATTTGAACGCCTAATGCTAATTTTGCTTCATCCCATTTAGGTATAACCTTGCTGGGCTTACGAATCCATTGGTCTTGCACAATACTGAACTGTCCAGCTGTTACTCCGGGTGTACGATGATCTTCTATGTAAAGTTCTACTTCAATGCCGTAGACTTCTAATTGGTGCTGGCGTTTGTAGAGTAATCGTTTGCTGTCAAACAGTTCGGCAACTTCCCTATCACATTGTACCTGATCAAAGTCCGCAATGATATGTAGATCAATGTCACTGTCTTTGGTATAGGTATAGTTAACATTACCACCTGTGATCACTATGTCCAAGACCTCTACAGGCACTCCAACAAACTCTAAAAAATCTTCAGCCATGCGTATAAGTGCGCCACGGACCTGTGGTTTAAGGTTGTCGTGGTCCCATAACTGCGGATTTAGCGTGGTATTTTGACCAATTGGTTCAGCGTATTCGTTTTGCATAATATATCGAATATTTATACGGTAAATATTGTTAATATGGCAAAGAAAAAATATTCTGGATATCTGCTGGTAGCGAACCCTAATAACCCCAGGGACGAGCTGGCAAAAAGCGTACTGCTCTGTGTTAACCATACAGGGAACTTGGCTATTGGCCTACAGATTAACAATCCCTTAGAAGATCTAGATCTTAAAACAGTAGCGGAAAACTTGGGCATGGACTTTGATCGCAATGCGCCTTTATGGTACGGAGGTAACATTGCTACTAATAAAATACATGTGGTACACAGCAACGACTGGCGTGGTATGACCACAGTAAAGATGAATGATGAGATTTCAGTGACCAACGATATCAGTGTACTAGCTGCCATAGCTCGAGGCGAAGGGCCTAAACACTACAGAGCCTGTGCAGGTTACTGGTTGTGGGAAGACGGTCGCATGGATCGTATGCTTGATCCACACGATCGTGAAGATCCTATGAAATGGGAAGTAGCACCTGCAACACTTGAAAGTATCTTTGACAGTGAAGGTCCCGATCAATGGCGAGCTGTCTTAGACAAGGCCGCAAAGTTCCAGGTCAGTGCTTGGTTTTAATCCCGCTCGGGGTTTAACTTACTGATCATATCCCTGATCATAACACCCGAACCTTTCTTATTCTGTAGGCTCTTTATGCTAGATCCTTGATTAGGATCGACTTCTATAATCTCACCTGTTTCAGGATCTGTAGTTGTACTCACAGTACTGGTTCGTTTCAATGCGCCATATATTGTACTTGCCGGAGACTTAGGTTTGCCTCCACCTTGATTAAAACTAGACTGACTGCTGTCTTCTTCATCTAGGTCAGTGATACGCAAAGTATCAATGTTAAATTCCAAATCTACTTTCTGTCCAACACCGCTTGAACTACGAGTTTTCATAAACTGAATTTGATAGCGGCCTCTATCCTTCATGGCGTTACTGGTAAAGATACCGATAACATTATCCGCAGTCATAATCTTACTCAATCCACCCGAAATGTGACTGTGATCAAATTCTAATTCACCTACAGCACCACGGTTCAATTGCGATGCTGTTACAGTAATACATTGTGTTTCCATAGCCAAATTACGAATCTCTTCTGACACATATTTGTCTTTAACAAACAGATCGCTGGGCGATACCTTCACACTTAAAGGCATCATTAAATCCAAGTAATCAATCAAAATAACATCTGGTTTGTGGCCTTTTTTGACCTGGTATTCTTTTAAATAGGCTCGAATATCGTTACAATTTTTGCCCGAGGGCATATACTTGATCTGTAGGCTACCCGACTTCTTTTCTAACATTTTAACTTTGAGTTCAACATCGTCCAACTTTTGAAAAACTTCTCTAGTTGAGATTCCAGTCATCATACTATCTAATCGAAGTCCTACTAGACCTTCGCTAAGTTCGAAAGTTAGATATAGCACATGTAGACCCATCTGCGCCCAATTCACACCCATGTTAGCTAGGAATAATGATTTACCACCACCGGATGCCGCACAGAAAATATTCAACTCACCGCGGTTGAAACCACCATACAGTTTTTTATCAATGCTGGGCCAGCCTGTGCTAATTTGTCCGTTATTGCTCTTGAGTTTTTCAAGCCTACCTCTAGGATCGGCAAAGTAGTCTGTACCCATATCCTTGTTTAGACTAACTTGATTTGCGTCCTTGATCAGCTTTTCCATCTGACCATAGTCTTCACTTTCTATTAGATCACTGCCCTTGATAAATGCTCGCAGGATTGCCTTGTTTCTACTGAATCTTTCAAATTCGTCCATTAACCATTCATAGTCGCTGGCCTGTAAGTCGAGCTTCTGAAAGCTAGTTGCACAGGTAGAATTTACAACTTCAATTGCAGGAACGCCTTGTCGTTGGTCTACATATTCTTTGATAAATGTTGCAGTTTCTTTTAATCGTTGATCAAAGTTCTCGGGATCAAAAATGTTTTGGCATCTACTAAATGTTTCCGAATCATTTAGAAACATTTCTAGATATAATTGTTGTGTTTCGAATTTATATTTTTCACTCATCTAAGTTCTCTAGTTTTTTCTTTATTAGATTTATTTTTATCTCTCCGCTGACTCTGTAGTGTAAGATTGTGGCCAGCGTGTATAACCGTCCATATTTTTTCACAGCGTCTGCTACATCCTTTACATCATCACCCCATGGTGGTAAACTAACACTCCATTCATTCTTTATGGCGTGTTTCAACATTTTGCTACCAGGACGATCCTTGTCAGGCACACATATTATTTCTTTGCCTAAGGCCTGCAATCTAGCAACCTGGGTGTCGTTAGGCTCGTTGGTCATAATGGCTACACCATCTATAGCTATAGCATCAAACTGTCCTTCAAGGACTATGACGAACTTCCTATCACGAGCCTGACGATCCAAGTTAAAGACATATCCGCTTTGACTTTCTGTAAGATACTTTGGTTTACCTTCAGTTAATTTACGACCGGTATAACCTACTACTTTGCCATCTTGGTAGAAAGGTATTAACAACCTATCCTTATAACCAGGGGATGGCGACCACATCCAATCGTACCAATCTATATCCATACCCCGGCCCAAGAGATAGGCCAGCGGTTCCGTGACATCCTTGCCTTCTGCGATCCAGTCTACTAGTAATTTACTGTCATCTGGTAGTTTTATATCGTGCAATGTAAAATTTAAAACTTTGTCTGGCTTGGGCATGTTTTCTTGGTGTTTCATAGCAACCAAGTTTAATTTACCAATATCAGTTTCACTGAGACCCAGCCATTTAAAGAGTAATTTGGTATTGGAGCTCAGTAGTTTACCGGGGCTCCAACCTGCTTTGAATCCGCAGTTAAAACAATGGTATGTCCAAGCATCGCCCTCTGCCTTTATGCCGCCGCGTTTGCGCGAGTCTGGTTTTTCACCTTTATGGTGGCAGCAGACAGCATTGAAACTTTGCCAGCCACCGGAGGTGTTTTTACGCCCAGGTGGCAGAATAGCTAATAGTGTAGACAGTATTTCGTTCACACTTTATTTTAGCATCTATATAGGACTTTGTCAAAACTTCCGTAGAACTCTGGATTATTATTATTAGATTCGCCCGGTGCTACTGCCGGAATGTATGTGAATCGAACATAACTGAACACACCGTTAAAGTTGAAATAATCTATGCCGGAAAAACCATCATAGGTTTGGCTAGCAATGGTTACATAACGGTTAAAGGTTGCTGGACTATTGTACAAGGTGCCTTCAACTAACAACTGACCTTTGAAGTTGGTCATATAGGCTGCGGCTGTATGTAAGGCAGTGTTGCTATTGTATTCTGGATAGGCATAGATGTTACCACTGCGATGTCTGTATTTTTGTATAGTATCATCATAGACTCGCTCAAACGAGACTACTTCTTGGCTAGGTTGCAGAACAGGATAAACATCTTGTGCCACTTTCATAAACCCAGCTACTCCGTAATAGGTATTACTGTATGCAGGTAAGTAAGTTCCATCGGTGTCTTGTTTCTTAACACTAAACTGATAATCACTAACATCAAGGTCCATGGTATCGCTTTCTGATAGCGTCAGTTCGGCTAGGCCCCGTGTTGCAAGAGTTGTACCATCATCTAGAACAGTTAACGATTTTTCAATCAGTAATCTCTGATTAGTAGTGTCAAACAAACTAAAAACAAAAACATCATCTTGACTAATCGGAATGCGTTTTTGGTCGCTGTTTTTAAATTGAATACGAACTTTGTTCTTAATGCCTTTTTGTATTTTTAAGTCGCGTTGGTACATAACTCGATTGGCTCCTTTTACGATCGGGTCCAAATCTAATATAATATCGAGCGTGTTGGGATATAAATAGATTGGTAAACTTTGCATATCAAGTATTTATTGTATAATGATTTCACCCACCGAGTTCCAAACTAATTACCCGTTTATATCCTGTATCAAGAGCAATGAAACAGAATATGTGGGCATAATTATAAACCTAGATAATTTTGTCGCTAGCATTTATGACATTTCAAGTCTACATTCGGAGGACCAGAGAAAACTCTTTTTAGAAATGGGCGAAGTTTGGTGGTGGGAAAGCAACAGAAAGATTCCTATAAACATATTTCTTAAAAAGGAAATGCAACTTTTTAAGTATGCCATTAAAACTTTTAATAGCAAGGATGTAGAACTAGTATTTGGTCCTACAGTAAACCTAGGTGAAATTGCAGAAAAGCGTATTAAGAGAAAACTAATACAGCTGGTGAGAAGTCCTAGGAGTATCCGTAACTGATCTGTTCGCAGATTAGATTCATCTGTACTACAATAGCACAGGCATAGGCCACAGCGTGAGCCTTCTTAAAATAATAACTATCGTCTACGGGTTTCAGCCAAACTTCGTTCTTCACGACTGACCAATCTTGCCCAATCAAGTGCCTTTTCGCCGGGCGGATTATAGCCAACACAGCGGCTAACTCCTCGATATTCTTTGGCTTCATCTTTCTTAGAATCGAGCCGTGCCCGTTCACATGAAACAACAGATTCGTAAACTCGTCCTGCTCTAATAGATCCCATAGCGGTTCCTGGTTAAGTAGTTGAGATAAATGTTCTTCATTTCGGACATCTTTGTAGATGCTGACATTCAGAAAATCTATCTTAAAATATCCCCGTTCTTCCGCTTCACGATAATCCAAACTGGCTGTACCTGTTAGAGGATTTACTGGGATACTACTACAATAAACGCCTGTGTTATGCTTCTTGCTGACAGCTTTATCCAAAATAGTTGCAGGAACATGCTTTATGATGTCCAAAACTTTAGTTCTATCAGCAAAATCAATATCTATGTCCGGCATTTCGAATCTCGTCGTAGCTTGGTGCGTAATTTCCTCTGTGTTGGACAGTTAAACCTGCCGCCACATTAGCAAACATTATAGCTTTTTCTATATCTTTTGTATATAGGTATTGGACAGCCAGTGCTGCCAGGAAAGTATCCCCGCACCCACATACATCCATAACTTCCACTGGCTTAGTTGGAAATTCTTTGGTACCTAGCATTGCTCCCCGCTCACCTAAGGTAACAATGAGGTTTCCTGTATAACTGATCAAGTTCTTAAATTCAAATTCATTTATTTTTATATAAACATCTTTTCTGCCAAAGGTTGTTAGATTATCTTTTTTGGTATCTATAAAGATAGGACAGTGTGCGGTGTTTATAATATAGTCAATGTTTTCGTATGTTAAAAACCCTTTATTGTAATCTGAAATTATTACAGCATCATATTGATCAAGAGGGAATGGTGTACGACCGCTCCAAGAACATATAGCAGGTTCGGTATCGACCCTTAGCATGTGCTGTCCTGACCTTTTGTCAATGTATCTAGTTTTTATAATTTCTTCATTGTTAGATATAAAGTCTGCATAGACTCCTAAATTTTCTAAGTTCTTTTTTACATTAGAAGCCATGCCAGGAACAGTTTCTGTTTCTGTAATTTTAATCACAGGCACAGGTGCCTCGGGGCTTAATCTGTCAATGGTCCCGATCTTATACTCGTCGATGCAACTATCACCGATTAGTAATATGTTGAATGAGTCCTGTTGTTGAGTGGCCCGTGTGTTCATAAAATTTTATTTCTTTACAATGGTGTTTGCCTACAATTCGCTTGCCTTGATAGTCACTGCCTTTGACCATTATATCAGGTTTGTAAGTTTCTAAAATATATTCTAATTCGTCCTCACTGCTAAAGAACCATACATCATCAACTGCTTTTAGTTTCTTTAACATAAACTGTCGGTCATATTGATTGTTAATGGGTCTGCTTGGTCCTTTTAATTCTTTCACTCTGCTGTCAGTGTCTATGGCAACTAACAAATAATTGCCAAGACTTTTTGCGTACTCGAGCATTTCAATATGTCCTCTGTGCAGGATATCAAATGTGCCATTAACAAATATTTTCATAAGTTGTAGTAGGTCTTTAGCAGTTTAGTATCCGCACAGGTGTATGTTTGATACTGAGATTTTAAATTCTCAGGCATAGGAACATATTCTATCTTTGCACCATATTTGTCAGCAATCATTCTTGCAACATCTGCAAATGAAGTTGCTCTGCCCGTGCCTACATTCCAAATACCAGTGTCAGACACACTTAAGAAATGCTTATGAATCTTGCATACTGTTTCTACAGGAATAAAGTCTCGTTTAAATTCTTCGCTTCCTTCGAATAGTTTTATAACACCAGTTTCTTTAGCTTGCTTTTCAAACTTATAGTAAGGACTTGCTTGGTCTCCTTTATGATCTTCGTGTGGACCATAAACATTAAAATATCTAAATCCTTGTACTATAATTGGCCAGCTACCTGCGAGATATGTAATATATCTGTCAAACAGATACTTACTCCATGCATAAGGACTGCGAGGATCGGCAGGGCTACTTTCGTTAAATTGTTTGTTCAATCCGTAGATGCTGGCAGAGCTAGCATATTGGAAATTCACTTTATGTTTTAAACACTCATTTACTAACCATCTGCTAAAGTCGTAGTTAGCTTCTAATACTTTTTCAACATTTGTTTCTGTAGTAGATGTTATCGCACCTAGATGTATGACCCAATCAAGACCATTTACATTAGGTAATTCGTCGCCGGGGTGATAAAAAGACAGCTCGTGATCAGCCAGTTGTTTTACAAGATTTTGTCCTACAAATCCTTTATGACCTGTTATTAAAATCTTCATTTCTGGCTGTCTCCTTTGCCTACTCGATAGTTGTCTTCTACAGAGTCTGCGGTACTTACTTCAATGACTGTACCTTCTTCAAGACATATTAGTTGGTGTGGCATTAACGGAGTATTGTGCCAAACATCACCCACATTTAATTCAACTTCATACACTGAAGCGTCTCTAGTACCGATGTGTCGAACAATAAATTTTCCGCTTAATACATACCAGGTTTCTTCTTTTTCAGCATGAAAATGCATACTGAATTTTGCTCCGGTATTAAAATTCATGAGCTTACCGCAATACTTGCTATTAGTGGCCCATATTAATTCCGAACCCCATCCCTTTTTTACAAAACCTTCTAACCTGGTCATGCTGGCTCCTCTCTAAATCTTTGAAGAAAACTTTCGACATAGCAACTAAATTCCTGTGGAGGCTCTTTGCCTTCGGAACAATAATGCACCCATATATTTCCTTCTAATTCCATGGTATGTAGCACACGAAATTTCTTTCCGTCTGTTCCACTCCATGTACTTCCATCTTTTGGTATTTTCATAGTTCTCCGCTTTCTGCTAACTTCAGTATAAGACTGTAATGTTCATAGGCCTTTTTTACTGCTGGATAGTTTTCTCTTAAAAATTTTTCTCGTTCTTTTTGTTCCATTAGGTGTTCGAACAATCCATAATGTCCTTTAGTCCTCATGTTGTTGAATACCTGACTTTCAAATTCTGCAACTTTTTGTAATTCACTTTCTGCTATTTCTATAGTATATAAAGGCTGAGTTTCGAATCTTACATTATCTCCGAGGATAATGTTATTATAATCGTTAGGATCTGTAAAATACCTAACATTCATTGGAACATGACGATAAGCTCGTTTATTAGTATCAATAATCTTAACTGCATGAGCCGAGCACCATTCCTCTACCATCTTTTCTTTGTCAATCAATTCCGGCCTCCCTACAGATCTCTTTTACAAGTTCCACATCCCCGGGCGAGTCTCTAAATTTCTTCAACCAAAATTGAACATCAAAGGTAGGTGCAATCATTTCAAGCTGATCGTCACTCATACTCTGCACCATTTCTTTGCCTGTAGCTGTATTTAAAACTATCCACGGGCTGATGTGCCCATACCGAATATCATGCACAGCACGATTAGTTGTAGCACTTACAAAATATTGATTGAACTCTGTATTGTTTTTCTCGGCCCAATTCATCATGGTTATTAGACTTCGTTGAGCTCCGCTTTCTACTGGTTCGATTTTTAGTGTCTCTGGAAGATACAGGTCGTAGTAAATTTCGTCCCTACACCAATCATCAAGTTTGATTCCACTCTTAATAACAAAGTCTACAAATTTATCAGGATATATAGGATCTACATTGTTAACAAAACTGCCAAATTTTACAAAGGCATTGTAATAAGATGTATCGCAGAATTCGTCATAAGTTTTCTGCTTCTTATATCCCTGTGCTAATTTCCACCAACGATTAAATGCCATGAAGCCGGCCTGAACACGCTTCTCATCTTTTTGTAGAGCACGCCGTTTTCGTTCACACATGTGGGCAACTAGAGTTTTTTCTTGCATAAAACTCTTACCACAGTGATTACATTTATGAGGCTGATTTACTAAAGCTATCACTCGTATTCTTTCCGTTCTTTTTTGTCAAAGCCCATCTTGTCAAACAACTCTGCTCGGTCTGTTTCATCCATCATTGACGACATCAGTTTAATGTCGTCTAACTTCATTGAAGGATATAGCTCTCCTAGCAATTTCTCAAACTTGTCTAATTCTATTTTTTTAGCAGGCAAGTACTGATGAAAGGTAGGTATGCCTGTACCTACAGCCGCACATAACTTCCATGTTAGGTCTGGATATTTTGATATGTTCCAATGATTTTTATTAACGAATTCATTAGTCATTTCAACAAACCATTCTTGGATATCTCGATCACCTGATGAGTTACTGATAAACCTCATCATAACAAAGGCGGTAAATTCTTTCTTCTCCTTGTCTGTGAGAGTACTGTAAAAATCATAGTTCTTTTGGTCAATAGCCTTTAGAACTCTTGTTAGATCTAATTCACGCTTTTTCTTTGTTGCCATTTTCTTTAATAAGATTATAGATTATTATACATTGTTCAAGTGCTCTTTGCAATGTCACA